ATAAATTATACGCAGAATATTTAACGTGTAGTATACCTAATTCCAGTTTGTGTAAATCTATATTAAACCAATATAATGTTCAATCTGATAAAGTAGAAAATTTAAACCAAGATAAAACTGCAAAAGGGATTAAATATACAACCTGTGATAATTTAAAAAATAGATGTGAAGGTGTTCATATTGCTATTAATAATACTAATGCTACTATAAGTGATTTAAATGACAATATTTATAAAAAAAATCAAGAATTAGCTACTTGCGAAGACCATAAGAATAGATGCAACAAAATTGAACAAGATATTGTTTATAAAGAAACAGAAATTAATAATTTAGAAAAGATTATTCAAAATGAAAAATCTACTTTTAAAAAGAATTTATGTAATCAATAATGTACTATTACTACTATTATATTCTATCCATATTATAGAATATAATAATAAATGAGCGAATTTAATAAAACTATGACCGATGGTAAATTTAATGATTATCATGCAGTTACAAAACCACAAATTAAATATACAAGAGACCTACTTAAGGGCAAACTTATTACTGAAGAAAATGATATAAGTAAGGTAAATGCAGAAATAGGAAAAAATGATGCTAATCAAAAACCGGTTCAAAATACGTGGAATGCTCATAATAGTAGAGCTGCTAGTTACAATAGTAAAGCGGATTGGGCTGCAGGAAAAGCAAAACGTTCTTGGTTTGCACGTTCTTATTATAAACGAATACGTGAAAACAACCGTAGAGCAGCAAGCAGTGAATATGGAAAACGAGATGCACAAACACCAATATTAAATAAATACAAAGGCATTGATACTACATTACAAGGTGAATTAAAAACAGAAGAAAAACAAAAACAAGAGGTTGATGATAAAACTACGGTAAATACAAGAGCTGATGCTACATTAGTAAAACAAAAAGATTTTTATGACAATAGAGAAGAAGAATGTAAACGAAATGAACAACGAATTAAAGATTATGAAAGTAATTTAACAAAATTAAAGCAAGAATTAGATGAATTAAGGAAAAATTTAGATGATTGTAACAGAACATATCATACAAAATGTTCCAAAGAATCGCGTGATAAACTTTTACAAAAAGTAAAAGATAGAGAAAATGAAATGAATTTTTTAGAATCTAAACAAGATGAATATTTAAACGTTTGCAATAATGGTCCAATAAATTGTAGCGAATTATTTAAAATACATCAAAATGCTATTCAGTTACATAAACAAAATGAAGAACATAAACAACATTTAGATGAAAAACATAAGATTTGTGTTGACCCATATAGAAATAATTGCAAAGAAAAATATGGTGAACTAAAAACAAGTGAACTTAAGACGAAAACTCAAGCTAAAATATTAAAAGAATCATTTATAGAATCAATGGAATCTTATGCACAGCATGACGTAATTATTAGTAACCATAACAAAAATAAGGTTAATTTACCACAAATGCAAGAGCAAGTAAAAGAGTTCGGTAATGGTAAATTAAATACATCTGGATCACAAAGAAAAAAATATGATGAAACCATATTAACTAATATATTATTAACAGCTTTAGCTAGTAGTTTGTTATATTACACATTTATTGAATTATAATATTATATGTTACTATTTTATAATATTATTTAGAAAATGTCATATCAGCCATATACAATAGATAATTTCTTGGATTTAAATAAATTAAAAGTTATAGAAGGATATACAACCACAGATTTAACAGCAATTACAGATGAATTAACACAGTTTGAAAACGGTAAAAATACTGCTATTGCAAATTGGGGTGAATTAAATGATTTATTAGATGAACATAACAAATTAAATACGAGTGAAAAATATGCTAAAAACAATTATGGTAAAATACCTTCAAATGGTAAACCTAAACAAACTGTTGCAGATAGTATGAATACTGATCTTAAACAATTAAATAATACTAATACTGAAACGTATATATTTGGTTCTATTGCATTGGCATCTTTAGTTGTATTAACATTATACATGTAATCTTATAATATTTTATAAAATATTATAATAATATATAATGCCTGCAGATTCTAATCAAACCGAAACACAAAGTATATTATCTACTTTAAGTGCTATATTACAATCTTTTAAAGAATATTCAGATGTTGACACTGGAAATATAGATACTCAAATACAACAATTAAAGACTGAAGTTGAAAATGCAGATGATGCAAATAATGAATTATTATTAAAACAAGACGAGGTTAAAGCTATAATAGACGATGAAAAAACCCGTATTCAAAGTAATATTGATAGTACAGAAAATAATTTAACAACAAAAAAACGTCTTATAGAATTTAATGAAAATAATAGATTACGTACTGACCAATATAATAATATTTTATATGTTTTTGTCATATCTTTATTCATAATTGTAGTGATTATTATAGGTGGTCGTCAAATAGAATTTTTACCTGATATTATACCTCAAATATTAGTAATTATAATTGGCTCAATATCGGGTATAAAAATATTTCAAATGTATTATAACATTAATAAAAGGTCGCATTTAGATTATAATAAATTAAGTTTAGATAAACCTGTTATAGATTCGCCTGAACAAATCAAACGTAGTAAAGAAATAGCGGTCAAATCAGGAGATTTACTAGGTAGTATTAGTACTGGTGGATGTGTTGGTGCAGAATGTTGTGATGTTGGTACAATTTGGAATGAATCATCAAGAAAATGTACTACAATAGAAACTGATAATACCAATGACGGATTTACAACAGAAAGGCTTAAATACAATCATAATATAGTACCACCCAATTCACCGAATGAGTTTAATGAATATAGTAAAGTATAATTATATAGTATAATGAGTACTCCTGAAACCGAAGAAAAAGAGGTATATGACAGAGAATTATTATACGAAAAAAAGAAAAATTTTCAAAAAGAAACAGTTAATGGTTTAACATTATTAAATACATTTGTAACATATGTATATTTTCTATGTGTTTTAGTCATATCTTATAAATTATTCACTAGATATGATTATAGTTTTATACTCAAAATCTTAATAATTATAGCATTAGTATTATACCCATTTGTAATTTATTTATTGGAAAGTAATGCATATAATGTAGGTGTATATTTATGGTCATTTATAACTGGTGAACCATATGTTCCTATGAAAAATTACAGTTATTTATACACTAACAATTAGTTTAATTTTCCCATTTCTTTTTTTCAATAAATTCATGTGGTGTATTATTAGTACGTAAAAATTGTGTTTCTAATGTTATTCTGAAAATAGGTTTCCCAGTACGATAAAAAATATTAAGTTGTTTTTGACGCCATTCTTCTTGTTTTTTTATTCTATTTTCAAGTTCGTTATCAAATTCAACATATATTTTTAGATCCAACATATTAAATATAATATATTGGATTATTTAAATAATTTACTAATTTATAAATTACTAATTTACTAATTTATAAATTGTTCATATCAATATTATCAATATCATCACTATCGTCACTATCATTTATAACTGTTGGCATGTCATCGCGCTCATATTTAATTTTAGCACCAGTCCAGATCTTGTTCTGTTTTTGACCAAACTCTTTGTTCATATGTTCATGTAAATCCTTTGGTCCAGGACCACGTCCGCCATAGTTAGACATATACCAAATTGAAAATTCATTATTCAATTCATTCTGTCTAATGCGCCCGGACTTGTCACGTACAATTCGGTCACGAACAAATTCTGCAATATAATCTTGGCTCTGTCGGTATTCATTACTTTTTGCCAAAACAATATCACAATCAGTTACATCACCATTTGTCTTAAATACAATATTAACTAGCATAGATGCAAATACTTCCTTCCAATTATCAAATTTGTCTTCCAGGTCTTTGTCCACTAAAAATTGATAAGGTTTTTCACGGTCACCTTGTACCGGATTATTTGTAAATAACGACTTAAATGGAACAACTCTAATTCTTCTCCATGTACCATGATCATTGGCTTTAACACCCATTAGTGCATTACACGCAACAGTTAATTTAAATTGAGGCATAAAAGATATTGTTTTAGGCATATATGGTGCTCTTCCTTGTATTGGGTCTTTGCCACTTGTTAATTGCTTCATCATGCCTTCGTTAATAACATCCCCCTTACTTGGTTCTTGCATGACTGCATACCTAACGCCCTTTAGTTGCACAATTTCTGGTGTTAATCCACCAACTTTACCCCTCTTTTCTGTTACTAGAGTACTAGGAACATCACCTTTGTAGTTACCTAATATCTTCTCCATTAACGAGATTAATACTGATTTGCCATTTGACCCCACACCAATATACATATTAAAGGTTTGATTGTTGCATGTGCCTATAAGTGTTGACGCGAGATGTTCCCACATATATTTACATAGCTCTTTATCTGGGAACAATGTATCCATAAAGTTGTTAATTTCATAAATAATTTGCTGATGTTTATCGGTTAATTTGATGTAATCAATATTAGTGCATAGTGAAATAATATCTTCTGGGTGTCCATTACGAAAACAATTATCTTTAAAATCAATAACACCATTATTAAAACATAATAAATATGGGTTAGTATCCATTTTCTCTAAAAATGAACCATCATAAAATAAATCTTTGGCTTCCTTCATAATGTTATTTTTGTCATTAGTAGTGGCTAAACGGTTACTGATATTTAATGCTTTTAACGTGCGTGTTTTTAATATTGCAGTTTGTTTATCAATATCTTCTTGACTCATATTAGGCAAAGACCCAACATCACTTAATGAACTATCAGCATCCTTACTTTTTCGGTTATATAACGCACGGAATTGTTTAGATATAGATAATCGTAAAGTAGTTCCCGAATCAATTTCTTCCCAACGGTTTTTAATATAACGAAACCATAAGTTGCTCTTTGCACTTACACAAACATATTCATGCTTAAACATCTGGTATAGTACTTCGGCCAATACAAAATCAGGTACCTTTTCTTTAATAGTATACTCATTAATACTACGTTCAACATGATAATCTAAAGTTCCACGTAAAATTTCATCATACTTTTCAGGTGCATCTGTTTTAACCCAATAAATTAACGATAGCTTTGTTACACACCCATCTAAACGGTTGGAAAATTTTCGCCAGGTATCGCATAAATCTGGTACGTTAGTA